GAAATGCCGGCGGAAACGTGCGTTCCGGCCATCGCGCCCGATGCCAGATTGGACGCTATTACCCCTGCCGCGCGCAAGCTCTCCGCGTTGATATTCGCCATCTGGATGATTTCGCCGGCCCGGACCCTCCATTGTTCCAACAGAGCTTGGTACTTGGCGATGGCGATGCGGGACAATTCGATCTGCGATTGCAACTCGAAGCCCAACCGCTCCTTGTCCGTGGAATACTTGGCCGTCGCCTTGGAAGTGAGCGCCTGGAACGCCGCGAGATTGGCCTGAATCTTCGCCAACTCCGTGCCGTGCAGGGTGCTGACCCGGTTCATGTTGGCAATATCAAAGTCCAGATTGAGCCTGTTCGCCTGGATCTGTACGTCAGCGCGCTTCACGTTGATGTCGTTCTTGAGCGCGATACCTTGGACGCGCGCGACGTAGGCCCGCGAGTTGGCTTCTTCTAGCCCGGCCTTCGCGGACTCGCCTTGAACACGGGCAACGTAGGCGTCGAACTCCGATCGCTTACCCTGGATCTTGGCAACCTGCCCCTCGACCTGTGCTTTGTAGACCTCGATGCGGGTTTTCTGGATTTCGGAGCGGATTTTTTCTCCTTCGATCAGCGCCTTGAAAGCATCTACTTGGGCGGAATATGCCTTCACCTTTGCCTCGAACGCCTGCACTCGCGCGACGTTAACCTCGGCCTTGGCCTTCTCCGCCATGACGAGCGAATCGAACGCCTTGAGATAGGCGAACGCCCCTTCGAGCTGTGCCCGATACAGGGTGATCTTCTGCGCGAATACCTGTTGCTCGGCGTTGAACGCCGTCACGCGCATATTGTAAATCTGCACTTGGGTTTCTACGGTGAACTTGGCGATCTGGAAATTGCGCTCGACCACCTGTAGGAACAGCGTGGTGAATACCTGCTCGTACCCGATGCCCTTCTCGACCGCGAAGTTGCGGTTGGTCTGTTCAAGCTCGGCCTGCTTCACCATTACATCGCGCGACATGGCGTTGATCTTCATGCGCGTATCGTCGCGGAGCGCGTAAATCTTCCCGTCTAGGTAGCCTTGCGGCGCCGAGAAACCTCGGACAGCCCATTGCTCAATCGCCTCTTCGATGCTCTTAGCCGCGCCGGCTTCCTCGCGTGCGCGACTGCGCTCCCAAATCGCCCGCTCAACATCCTCCGGCAGACCCGTCCCGCCGGCCAGCATGGACAGCAGCGTAAGCCTGACCGCCTCCTTCACGTCCGACGAGTAGGTGGGTTCGGTCCAGTTGATGACCGGCTCCGGCGGCAGCACGTCGAACTCCGGCGCCGCGTCTCCGAACACCGGCAGGACAACCGGCGTGTAGACCGGCATATTGAAGTCGAGCAAAACCGGGGAAGCCCCATAGGACTGCGCGGGCGCCGACGGCAGGTTCAGCGACGTGTCGATGCCCGGCACCAGCGGATCTGACGGCAAAGTGAAGGCCGGAGCCTCGGGAATACTGATCCCGTTCACTATCTGCACATAGGCCGGAATCTCGCCCGATATGTCCGGGATGTCCACGGCATCCGCGTCGAACGTCGAGAACGCACCCTGATCGTTGCTGATCGCGCCAAGCTCCGGTTGTGTATCGAAATTCAACCCGATCGACCCGTTGACGCTGGTGACGATCGATGGGGCCAGCGGGGGATCTGGCAGGGCCGGGGGTAGCTTGGCGTCCGCCAGCGCGGCCATTGCCGCCTGCGCGTCCGCAACCGCCTCCTGCGCGAAAAGCTTGTTTGCTTCGAGGAAGTAGGATACGAGATCGTTCGTGTCCTCAATCATTTCCGGGACGGTCGGATCATGCGTCGCGTCCCGAACGGAGTTGTAGAACGGAGTGGCGGGAGTCGGATCGGGGATGCCTTCAAGCGACATATTAGATTCTCCTTTCGGTTTCGAGATAGTCCACGATCACGCCCTTGACCTCGAAGTAGCCGGGGTTCGATACGGCGAAGCGGTAGAAGGACGAGTCCAGCCCGCGCCCGGTGTTCGCCCGATGGTTGGTCGCATGGGGCACGCCGGGCAGGCGCGTGGTGTACTCGAAGCTGCCTTGATGGTTGACGATGCCGACCGTGAACGGTTCCTCGGCGCGCCCGGCAACGTAAACGTGGCCGACACGCTTGCGCGCCGCCGTGCCCATGCTGTCCAGATCCCACGTCACGTTGGCGTCGATCGGCTCGCCGTTGTCGTCCAGCTCCGGGGTGAATAGATACAGCCCGTCTTGCCCGGCACCGTACACCAGACCGTCAACCTCCAACATGGAGTTGAACGGCAGTCCTTCCCACGTCACGGCAGCGGCAGTCGTGGTGTTCGTCCACAGGGAATTGCGCCGCTCACCCGGCAGGCGCACGAACGACTCCGCCTCGGCCAGCGATTCGAGCGTGGCCCGCGCCGTCCACTTCCCGGACGCGAGACTTTGCGCCAGGGCCAAGCTTTCCAGGGCCATGACGATGTGGGCCGCGCCGGAGAACGTGCTGACCGCCGTAGCATCGCTGGTCAGGGTGGAGACAGCCCGGTACAACTGAACAACAGTGCTGACCGCCTCGACCAAACTGGTCAGGCGCACGCTACGCCGGCCCGTCATGGTGTCCGTTGCCACGCCCCATTCCGTCAGCGTGGCCTTGAGCCGCGCCAGCGTCGTCGCCGCGCTGGACGCGACCGCCGCGCTTGTCAGGGTCAGCCGGCGGCGGTTCAGCATCGTTTCCTGCGCGACAGCATCCGACGTTGCCGTTGCGCGCAAAAGCAAGTTCATCTCGTTGTAACCGACCCCCGCGCTGGTCAGCGTCAAGTTGCTGTAATTGGTGTGCAGCACGGTTCCTTGCGCGATGGCGTCGCTCGACAACACCAGGCGCCGCCGCTCCTGCGACGTTGACGTTGCTGCGCCGGTCGAAGCCAGCGACAGGACGCGCCGCAACTCAATCGCATTGACCGCGATGGCGCTATCGGAAATCCACCCTTTGTAACGCGACCCGCTGAAATCGAATGTCTCCGAAAACGTTGCGTCTGATGTCAGTGTTTCCGGGGTCGGCAGATCGTAGTCCCAATCGTCAAAGCCTGACGGCAATAGGGCGAGGTCCGCGTCTTGCCATCTACCCGTCAGGGCCGGCCCCGTAGGCTCGGTGCCGACGGCTGCGTGAACGGTCCCGGTCAGCGTGTTGAAATCGTAGTTGGTGGCGTCCGGCGGATTGGTGTCGCCGTTCGCCAGCACACCATTGATAAAAAACCAGACATACCCGTTGGTAAAGTCCAGCGCGACGCCAATCAGATCGTCGCTGGAAAACGCGGTGAGCGTTGCGCCAGCCACGCCGTTGTCGTACAGGTCGCCGTTACCGCGCAGGCACCACGCAACCTGCGTCGCGTCAGAAAGCGGAAGCGACAGATCAACCGTATTGTCGGCAACGCCGATACAGCAAAGATCCGGGTTGGCTGTTGACGACAGCAAAACCTCGAAGTACAGCAAGCCCGCCGATTTCGGCCTGGTAGAGCGTACATCGACCTCTGTACCGGAAACGACCGACGCCGTTCTGTCAGCGTTCGACAACGACACATTGGCGTGCTTATCTGCTGAGTTCCATACAGTTGCGCTCATGGCGCCCCCACAAAGCCGTGGTCGATCGTGGACGCATCATCCATCAGATCGAAGCTCGCAACAAACGGTGTCTTGATGTACCGCTTGGTGTAGTTTGGATGCAGGACGTTCGGCCACGTTTCGACATGGAGAATGTCGGTCATCAAGTAACCTCCGGTCGGGCCGGCGTTGATGATCGCGCCGCAATGCACGATCTTTTCCGTGCCGTAATTCCAAACCCCGTCGTACCACCAGTCGTTTACACCGTCCATGCCGTAGTCGTCAGCGAACTCAACCACTCCAATCCCGGTGAAAAACCCGCCCGCCCTGGTCTGACTCTGACTGCTGAAAGCACGCGCCGTTGCTAAGATATATCCCTCTCGGACATATTTCGGGCAAATTAAATTGGCGTCCTTTGTAAACCCATAACCCGTCAGGTCAATGTTCACCGAGTCACCGAAAAACCCCAAGTCTTGATAATAAGATGGGACAATCCAAGCTCCCGGCGCAGGGTGTTGGTAAACGATTTCCTCGCGCTCGCCGTCGAAAAACGCAAGTATAGGAACAGGCGTTGTGAACAAGGCATTTTCGTGGTCTGTCTGCACGCTACCGCCGCCGTTAACCCACGGATAACTAAACCTAGTGAAATTCTCCAATTGGTCGCCGTCAGAATCAGAAGTCGTCTTTGGGCGCCACAGCCCGATATTCGTATACCAAGGGGGCGGCGCACGGCTTACGTCCAGCAGCGACCAGTAGCGCCCATCGTAGGTGCCAAACAAATATTGCGAGCTGACCATGCTTAACATCGCCGATCCAACGCCAACCGGGTCGCTCGGTGTCGGCTCCGGATTGATGGCCGAAAGCGTCAGGTCGAGGCGCCAATACTGCGCCGTCATGTAACGCTCATCGTCCGTGTAGGTTTCAAACCCGGTGAATGGGTACGGAACTGGCGTCGTCGTGGCCTTGGCAATGTCCTTGTAGTAAAAGCAGGTGTTAATGGCGCGCGTCCCGGATTCTGAAAACGCCCACCCGCAATCCTGATACAACGGTTGCTTGTCGATGGCGAGCGTCGTGTCACGGTAGAACGGCAACACGTCAGTATCCGTCAGCAGTTGCAGCACCTTGCCATCGGTGATCGCGTCGGCCAGCGTCGTCCCGGTCGGGAACGGCTCGCAGGTAGGAATGCCGCCGAACGCATCTAGTACATCAACCGTCCCAAGGTCGCCCACCCGTTGCAGCCAATCCCGGAATGATTGGGTGTCGGTGTTGGCGAATACCGGCATGGGCATCGCCAGCACGCCGTTGAGCTTGCTGATTTCAATTTGCCAGCACTCGCCCTCGGTCGTGGTGTAGATGCCGTGCGTCCGCAGCCACGTCCAATCGAAGCGCGGCGCCACGTTCACGTCCGGCTCGCTGGCCGGCAGCACCCCGGAAATGTATTCTTCCTGCGCCAGATCCGGGATGCGCGCCAAGCCAAGCCCGGACTGCACCAGCAGCTTCATCTTGCCGGAGAACATCGACGCCTTCGGGTAGGCACATAAAGCGTAGCCTGGCGATGGCGTTCCGGCAACGCTAATGGCGATCTTCTCCAAGTCCTGCCACCAGATGTCGATTCCGTAGACACCAACGGTCGTGGCGTCAGGGTTGAATTCCGCCATGTAGTAGTTGCCGGCATCCGTGAAAACGAAAGGACGAATCCACGGATCACGCGCGCGCACCATGCCACTTACCATGAAAGGAATTTCAACCGGCTCCGTAATGACGCTCTCCGGCTCGTCTTTCGGTTTCGGCTTCCCCGGCTTCGGCGGGGCCGGCTGAACGTAGACGTGCTTCAACGCGCCGGCCAGGTAGACCGACACCAGCGACCCATCTGTGCCGTTGATCGCCTGATTGACGTTGGTGATGCCGCCAAGCTGTTGCCGCCGCAGCGCGCGGAACAGCAGTTGCCGCGCTGCGGGGAACAGCGATTGCGCTGCCGCTAAGTCACCCTCAACCCGCAGCGATACATCGGCGGGAAAGTATTTCTCCACGGATCACGTCGAGGACAGGCCGATTTGATACTTGATGTCGAATTCGTCGGTATCGCTGAACGTTCGCGTGGAGCTGAACCGCGTAGCCGAAACCAGCTTCCCGGACGTGTCGCCCTTGGCCGAAGTGGTCAGCATCGCCACCCCGTTGACGTTGAGCGTGCTGGCCGTCGCAATGGTGAACGTGGCCGGACTGGCGTAGTTGTTCAGAATCGCCGTTACCGAAGGCGCCGCCGTCGTCCATGCCACCCGCGTTGCCTCGGTATAGCCCTCGGTGCCGGACGTGATTTCTCCGAATGTCGCTGTATAACTGGCGCCGGTGTGCGTGCTGATCGGCGTCAACGCCGTCGCGTACAGGGACAGGTACAGGGACGGGATGCTGATGTGGTTGCCGAGAATCCCCAAGACAACAATCAACCCCTCGACCGGCAGGATGTTGGGGATGTCCTCGGACCACGGACCTTTGTTGACACGGACGTTGTAGACGCCAGCAGCCAGCAGGCCCATGCGCCCGATCGCTACGTTGCCCCGGTCGTCACGGTCCCACTTGTGATTGGTCAGGGCGCGGCGGATTTCCTGGTAGTGCTTCTTGAGTGTGGTCAGCGCGATCATGTCCAGCTCCTTAAATTGTGGTATCGACCGCTCCGCCGATACCCATTGTCAGCGTTTCCAGTTGGAAAACGCCTTGCTTGATGCCCAACTGCTGCATGAACAGCGGGCGCCCCGGTCCCGCATCCATCTTGATCCGGCCCGCCTGCGGGTAGGCAATGCTCCCGTCAGGGCGACCGATAGCCAACCCGACCTCGGACAGCCAGCAGGCAACCGGCGTTGCGCGATCTGGAACCATGTCGGGGTTGAAGTAGTCAGCGGCGACCTCGACCCCGGTGTGCGGGACCGCACCATGATTGCCGGCGGCGTCGATGAGCTGGAAGTCGCTCGGCCCGTTGCCGCGCAAAAACAGCGTGCGTTCGCGCAGACCAAGGAAGATCCCGCCGGCAACCGGCTCCATGACCGTGATCGACCGGCGAAAGGTCATCCAGCCTTCGATGGTGCTGGACACCCCGTAGTCGAGCGCGCGGGAGATATACAGCCACTTGCCGGCGGCGACGTACAGCCTGCCGTTGAAGTAGCGGACAATCTCGCCGCCCGGCATGGGCTGGCAGTCCAACCGCTCCGCCGCCCGGCTGTCGTCCGCCGCCAGGTTGTCCACGATCGAACAGCTCGCCGCAATGGGCAGCTTGGCGTAGCGGTACAGCCGATCGCCGTCCGGCGTCGTGACGTAGACGTTCATTTCGGTGACGCCCGGTGCCGTCTGAATCCCGGACACCAGAATGCCGCCGCCAGTCAGGGTGATGAACTCCACGCTCGACAGGGGTGACTCTTCCCCCCGCTCGTTCAGGACCGCGTAGGCCACGCCGTAGCGCCCCGCCGCCATGCCCCCTACCGTGGGGGTCAGCGTCGGGCGCTCGCCCAACAGCGCCATGATTCCGGGCCGGCGCACGTTGCCGTCAGGGTCGATGCTCCGCAGCACCCCGCCCGCCGTGAAGTAAATGTCCGGCCCGCAGTCGGTGTACTCGACGGGTTCCTCGAATGGCAAACCAACGAACAGCGGCGCCGCCGCCCCGCCCTCAAGATCCACGTCATAGAGCGTGTCGCCCGCCGCGACCAGTACCCGCGTCTGCGCCGCCGACTGCCAGAGGCTATGCGCGCCGTCTAGGGTCAGAAAATCCTCGAAGCCTGGCCGGCGCTGCCAGTCGCCGTTGTTCTGGATCGTGATGTTGTTCGCTACCCGCACCGCGCCCTTCGGCAGCGACGTTTCGCTCGAAAGCGTATCGAGGCCGATCATCAAGGCGGGCAGGGGATAGGGCTTCATGTCACCAGCTCGGGTTCATGCGGACCTGGTTGGACCGCTTTTCCTTCCGCGTCCGCTGCGTGTCGGCATCGTGACGCACCCCGAACTTTGTCGTGAATGAAACCTCTTTCTTTGCCGCCCGCTCCGGGTTGCCCTTATCGGGGTCCGTGATGTCGAGCGCCAAGTGTTCCATCCAGTCGATCAAGAACAAGTGATACCGCGACGGTATCTCCGGGCCTCGGTCGGGGTCCGTCAGATCCATCGGTTCAAGCGGCAGGCGGTAGGCCGACAGGCGGATCGGCGCCGCCACGGTCGGCTTCCGCACGATGGTCAGGTACTTCTCCTGCGGGGAAATGAACAGGCGCGGCGTCCCGGTCAGGGTTGACCAGTCCACGTTGGGCGCCCATTCCCGATGCTCGAAGTAGCCCCCGTATCGCGTTCGCACGGATTGATCCTCCAACTGCGAACGCGATACAGGTTCCAGGAAATGCCCACCCCACATAGCCGACCGTACTTCGATGATGCGTGGGTCCAGCGAGTATTCGGCAACATCAGCCTCGCCGTCGATGTTGACGAGCGCGCTGTCTACAGAATCCTCTTCGAGCAGGCTGGCGCGGACACAAGCCTCGTTCTCCGCCTCGTTGGCAAAGAACACCCCTTCTGCGTCCGACCACAGATAGGGCTTGGCTATGTCGTCCATCCGCCCGCGCCAAATGGCGAGCATTTCCTTGAGGGTCACTTCTTGCCCTTCGGTTCGCTGGTGACGTTCAGGACTTCAACGGCCTCGTCGCCGTCCTCCTTCATCATCGCGTCCCACTCGCGGTTGACCTCGGAGCGCGCGAGCTGGAAACCGCAAAGCTTCGCCAACTTGTCGATCGCCGGCTTGCCGTCCGTGGTGAAGTTGGCGGAGTCGTCGTCCTCCAACATGATCTTGATGTTGTCGCGGATGACCTTGGAGCGATCGAACCCGCCGGCCTCGTCCGCTTCTTCTTCCATCCCGACCGGGATGCAGCCGCGCGCAATCGCCTCCTTGCGGAAACGAAGCGGCACTTCGACGCCCTCCTTGTCGTGCGGAATGATGCAGGTATGCCCGCTTGTCAAAGACAGAAATGTTGATCCATCGTCCATGTCGCCTTTGGGGGACCATAGTTTTACGGCCATGTGCTTTTACTCCGGTGATTGAAAAAAAGTGGGGGCCAGCCGAAACCGGCCCCCAAATGTTCCGTGCTGGCGGAACGCAGTAGGCTCGACAGGAAGAGCCAATTCGGTTAGTCGTCCAGGCCTTGATTGAACTGCGAGCGACCGTGGACGATGTACTCGACCATCAGCCGCGCGGAGCCGGTCGTGATCGCCGTGCCGGCGCCGGTCCAAGTGATCGTCACGTTGGTCGGCGCCGTGGTGACGTACCCGGTCGGGGTCAGGGCGTAGCGCCCGACCGCAGCGAACGTCGCGCTGGCCCGGTAACGGTTGGCCGAGCCGGCGTCACCGACAACCGCAACGTCGGACGTGCCGCTGTTCCAGACGATCGTGGTCACGATGGCGCCGCTCAACACTTCGGCACCCGGCGGCAATTCGATCAGCCCCTTGGCGGCGGCGGAAACGAGCTGCGTGAAGTCGAACAAGGCGACCGCAACGATGGGTTGCTGACGGCCAGATTGTTTCTTGAATGCTGCCATGATGTTGCTCCTTTATGTGCGAAACGCGACCTGCCGGGGTTCGGCGCAGTCGCGTTTCACGTTTGGCTAAGGGAGGGTTCCCTCGCGCCTGTTGCGTTAGGCCAGGTAGTGATCGATGGTCATGCAGCCGAAGTCCTGCACCGACGCATCGTAGATGCTGTAGAACTGCGGTTTCAGCAGTCCGAACATCTTGTCCACGTTGATGCCTTGCTGCGAACCGTATTGGAACGTCTTTTCGTCCCATTCCGGCGGTCCCAGGTCGGCCATGCCGAGAGCTTGCGCGCCGCAGATCAGGGTGCGCGTACCGTCGATGGCGCTGCCGGCGCCCCACTTCGAGCCGGATGCCGCGCCCTTGGTGGAGTAGACCAGCCGATGCTCATGGATCACCAGACCGTCGATCGTCACCGTGCCGCCAGTGAACCACGGCGAATCGGTGCCGCTCTTGGTCGCCACGCCAACCACGGCGCGCTGGTAGTCGGCGTCCTTTTTCAGCTCCGCCAGGGTGCCGGGCTTGACGAAGGCGACGTAGTATTCCTTGCCGCCGCTCGTCAGGGGCCGAATGTAGTGGTCTTTGGCGTAGGCCACGGCATCCACGACCATCTTGTAACTCGGCACATACGTCGAAGCGATCGAGGCCGTCACGCTCGGCACCAGAGCCGTGCCATTCCACATGAGCGCGCGCTTGCTCGACGGCGCAACCACGTCCGAGGCGAAGGTCAGGTTGCCGAACGTCGAACTGGCGCGAGTCCCGCCATCGTTCTTGAATCCGAAGCCGATGCCAGACAGGGCAAGGAACGCCAGTTGGTCGCAGCGATTGGCGAGCCAGTAGGCCAGCCGATCCTTGCCGAGCTTGCGGAAGTCCAGAACGGTTTTCTGGTCGGCCAGCTTGCCCTTGTTCTTGACGCCGTGCGAAATCAGGTCGATGTTGATGATCTGGCTGTAAGCCTGCATCGCCTCTTCGACGCCTTCGCGCTCGTTGTCGCCCTGAACGCCGTCCTCGACCAGATCCGCGACCAGTTGCATGATGCACTGTTCGCCCTTCTCGGTCTTGGTCAGCTCGGTCACACGTTGGATGACGCTTTCCTGGCCGCCCAGGAAGCGATTGATGAACATCATGTCGCGCGCGGCTTGCCAAACGTCGCGGGACCAGACGAGTTTCTGCGAGGCGATGAGACTCGCAAAATTGGTTGCTGCCATGGTGGCGCTCCTTCAAGTCGATAGTGGATACACGGTTCGCGCTTCTCGCTGCGCGGTGCGGGTATACACGGACTTGTAGCGCCGAGGGGCTACCGCACTGACCGGGGGAGGACCGGACCCTGTTTAACGCCTTGGGCGGGGCGAGTGGCCCCTTACGGGGGCCAGTCGGGGCTTCACATAGCCCGACGGGGCCAGGCCACTACGAGGCGACTCTTACACAATATCGCCCCGGCGTCTAGCCTTTTCCTTTTCCGGCAGCTTGCGGAATTCTTCATCGGACAGAGTTGCAACATCGTCCACGTCCGTCGTTGACCCGCGCCCGCGCTCGCCGCGCCCGCCGGCTGTCGGCGGCGGTTGGGTAAGTCCGGCCCTGGCCGATCGCCGCAATGCCTCTTGCGTCCGCGCTTTGTTGCGGTCATCTTCCGCAGGCTCCGGGGCTTCCTTGGCGTACAGCTTGCCCACCTTCTCGCCGGCCTTCTCCAACGCCTCGCCGGGCGACATTCCCCGCTGGATGTTGGCATTCCGCATGGCGATGACCATTTCGATTGCGTCCTGGTCGGCGTCGTCGCCATTCGAGTCGAGGAAGGGATACTTGGCCGTGACCCGGCTTGCGGCGGCGGCAAGATCGCGGGCGGCATTGGATTGCTCCGACCGCTGCACCGCGCGTTCTTCGGCCAGGCGGGAGATTTCCTCATCCGCCTTGTCGTCTAGCTCGGAAGCTTTGTCGATGTCGCCTTCGAGCAAGGCTTCCCGCGCCTTCCGCCGTAGCGCACGAACATCGACAGGCGGGGTTGGCGCAGCCGGTGCCGGTACGCCTTCCTTCCCGCGCTGCAACAGAAGATCCCTTTCCGCTTCCGCCCTGATCCGCGCATCGCGCTCCGCCTCGGCCTTGGTGTTGACTTCCTTGAACCGGGCGTAGGGAACCGGGGCGCGAGGCTCGTCCTCTTTCTCGCCTGCCGGCGGATCGGCCTCGTCGGCATCCTCGCCCTTGTCATCGTCTGCGGGCGGATCGTCGTCGTCTACGAAATCGCCGCGCTCGCGCGCCTTCTCGTTTTCCTGTTCAATTTGCTCCTGTTCCAGCTCTTCCTCGGTTCTGCCAGCCATGGTCTTGCTCCTGTCTGCGAGTTGTCAAAGCACATCGGCGCGCTGCGGATCTAAGGCGTCCACGTCTGCGCGCTCGTCGGATTGTGCCAGAACATCAGCCCGATCAGCCACATAGATGATGTCCGTGCGTCCAATCGGAAGGATGATGTCGGTTCGCGGGGCGACCGTGGCCGTGATCGCCACGGCGTCAAGCGCGGTGATGATGTCGGCTCGAACTGCGACAACGAACACGTCAATGCGCTCGTTGTTGTCGGCCTTGCGGCGCCCGCGCCCGATGCCGATGACTTCGCTCTCGCCGCCGGCAGCCCCGACCGCCCGGACGATCGACCGACCAATGCCAACCACGCTGCTCGACCCTGCCGCCTCGCCGGCCCCGCTGGTATAGGCGAAGTCTCCGGCCCCGACAACGGTACTGTCGCCCGTCGCCGCGCCCGCCGCGCGCGCATCGCTCCTGCCGACGCCGGCCACGGTCGATGACCCGGACGCCGTACCGACTGCCAGGCTGGCCCCGACCCCGGCGCCGGCTGCGGTCCCGGACCCCGACGCCGCTCCGACCGCCCTGAACTCCGCGCGCCCAACGCCGACCACGGACGAGCTACCAGAGGCGGTGCCGATCGCCCCCGCCGTGCTGGTGTAGTCGCCCACCCCGGCGACGGCGCTGGATCCAGACGCATTGCCGACACCCTTGGATTCAGCTTGCCCGGATCCAGCCACGGTCGAGCTGCCCGACGCCGTTCCAACGGCAAGCGCCGCCGCGATGCCGATGCCGGCGACCGTGCTGGCCCCGGATGCGGCGCCTACTGCGCGGGCCTCGGTGCGGCCTATGCCGATGACCGTCGAGCTGCCCGATGCTATCCCCGGCGAGCCGGACGTGCTGGCGAAGGTTCCGACGCCAAGTACCGTGCTGTCGCCGGTCGCATTGCCCACGCCCCGGCTGTCCGCGCGCGCCGCGCCGGCTACCGTACTGGACCCGCTGGCGGCGCCTACTGCCCTGGTCGAGCCTGCCCCAATGCCGGCAACCGTCGAATCGCCCGTCGCCGCTCCGACTGCTCGAACCTCTGACCGCCCAACCCCGACAACCGTACTGTCGCCTGCCGCCGTGCCTACGCCGGTCCCGGCCAGCTCGGCAATGCCGATGACGGTCGAATCCCCGGATGCGGTGCCAACGGCCCGAACCTCGACCCTGGCAACGCCGAGTACCGTGGAATCCCCGCTGGCCGCGCCGACCGCGCGCACCGTCGCCGCGCCAACCCCGGATACCGTACTGTCACCCGCAGCGGCCCCGACCCCCCTAGCCTCCGCCGCGCCAACGCCCAGGACCGTAGATCCGCCGGCAGTCGCCCCGACAGACCCGGAAACGGACTGCGCGCCAGCCCCGCCAAGCTCAAGAAGCGCGAGCGAAAAGAAGCCGCCAGGCGATGAGCCGACGCCGACCACAGTCGAGGAGCCGTCCGCCGCACCAACCGCTCGAATAGCCCCGGCGCCAACGCCAAGCGCGGCGCCATCCCCAACCGCAGACCCAACCGCCCGAACAGTCCCTGCGCCGACCCCCGACACCGTGCTGCTGCCGCTGGCCGCGCCGACCGCCCGAATCTCGGATTTGCCAACACCAACGACGGCACTATCACCAGTCGCCGCGCCAACGCTGCGGGCCTGGCTGGCACCTACACCGACAACAACGGAATCGCCAGCGGCGGCGGCGACCGAGCTGATGATAGGGGCCGCACCAGCCCCGCCCAACTCCAACAGGGCGAGCGACCTGAAACCTGCAGCCATATCAGTCCAGCCCTATGATTGGCTCTGCTCCTGCGCTGGTGGTGATCGTCTTGGTGAATTGCGTCGTGCTGCCGTCCTGCTTCTTCACGGTCAGCAAGCTGCCAGCTATGTCGAAGTCCGCGCGCAGGCTGGTTGTTTCAAGCCATTCGGTTCCAGAGATCAATGAATCGTAGACATTAGCCGGCAGAACCGTGCAGTTAAGTTTAACCGCCAGCGCGCCAGCAACGTGGACAAAGATGGTCAGCGCGCCCAGCGTATCGCTATCGGTCGCATCCAGAACAGCGTAGTAGACGCCATTGGAAATGTAAGTGGCGCCGCCGCTGTTCTTGCTTGCGAGCGTCGTCGCTCCGGCCTTGTGCAGCTTGATGTCTGTGTTGGCGATCGTCAATCCCGACTCTTCCGTATCGCCGTCGGTGCTGTCCAAGAACGGTCCCAACGGAACCTCCTGGCTGGCGGTTGCGTATCGAATGGGATAGTTCATGCGATCCCCTGCTGTTGTAGATGCCGTTGTATTACTGGAATGGGAAAGCCTAAAGATTCAGCTGCGAATGCCGCACGCCCGATTCGCAGGCGCGGCGCGAATGGACTTTGCCTGCCAACAAGATTCGCAACCTTTGCAGTCGGTGACAAATCCGCCGGTCCCCAGTCCCGATCATTGGCCCAACACAACACCATGCTATCGCGCACCGCGAGCGGACCTAGTTTTTGCACTTTCCTGATTTCTTGCAGGTCGAGGACGCGATCCCATAACGCCGTATAAAAGCTTGACGCATCAGTCACCCGCGCCCCACCCGGTCTGTTGCCTATCGTGATCGGAATGCCCGCCGTCACCACTCCGACCCCGGAACCGTTGCCACTTGCAGCAACGCCGTTCAGGGTCGCGGGCGCGCCGTTGATGCCGATGTAGGTGTTGATGCCTGACGCGAGTATCCCGCCATCATAGGTCGTCGCCGCATCGACGTAATCGCCTGCTGCGAATGCGCTATAACTCCCGGTGATGTAGGGGGCCGTGCCGCCAGTTGACGACGTGAAGCCCGTGGTAATTGTTAGCGGCGGGCCGTAACTATCAATCATAAAACGCAAGCCACCACTCCCCACGTTGTTGCAGGTTGCGAGCAGGTAGCCGAAATTATTCTGTGGATTCTTGTGTGGGATGAACCCCGCCATCATCGTGAGCGGGCCGGTTTTGCGGACGCCCCGGTGATCGGGCAGCGTGATCCCAGAATTCCACGACACGGTGTAGTCAAGATAGAACGGAATCAGCGGTGCAGAGCGTTGGCGCATGGCTAGACAACCGTTTCCGTGATGCCCTGCATCCAGACTTGGCCGCCGTTGCTCGCCGTGGTGTTCAGCGTCTGCACCATCGAATGAGTGACGAACACAAACCACTTGGACGGCATGTTGCCGCCGAACAATTCCGCCACGGATTTTTTACGGAATTCGTAGATGCGATTTGCCGTTGTACTGGTAGAG